AAAATTGTATCGTGAAACCAGTAGCACTTTTACTTGTTATAGCATAGAAATCTCCACTAGCCAAGTTCTGTGCTGAAATTCCTACCCCTTGAAGTGATTTAAATGCAGGACTGAATGTAATTGCTTTTGTACCTGTGCCACTCGCTATGTCGTTTTCTGCTACTATTCTATCTGGCATATCTACAGTTACAGACAACGCACTAACGCTTGGTGTAGCTTCGGAATCTGAAGACGTAAGCAATGCCCTAAATTTGAACCCTCTTGCTTTATAGTCACCGACAAAAAACTTGCGAAAAGCTGTAAATGTTGCACTGCCACTAGCAGGGTCATCTTCTGTTGTGGCTATTTGTAATTCACAATTTGTATCACCGAACTCATTTGCATCTCCATCAAATAAACCTTCTCTATCGTCAAAGTTTCCTGTTGCATCATCAAAATCTACCCTTGTCATGGTTATATTTGCTGTCACTCGACTTGTAAAAACACCCCCTACATCAATAGGGTTATCAAAGTCGTATGTGCCACTAGATGCTACTTTACCACCACCACCATCAAATAAACCCCCTGTGGTATCAAAATTCCCTGCACCGCTATCAAATAAAATGCTTGTTCCTAGTCTAAGTTCATTACCTACCACAACAGTAGTTGTTTTTGTTCCAGAAAATGAAGGGTTTTGCGTAGATGTAGAAACTAAATTCAAGTCTTTGATATTTTGTATAATCGCAACAGAAGATGTTGCATCAAGTGACTCGTTTCCAAGTTTATCAACCGCCTTGATAAAATATGTGCCTGTCATTGCAGGAACTACGGCTGTGTTTGCAGGTCTTGACACTTTGGCAATCAAGTCTACTGAGTTTGCATAGGTTGCACTTGCTGTTGTATCTCTTGAGTGTCTTATTCTATAGTGTGATAAGTCTAAATCCCCTACTGGTGTCCATGATAAATGTGCTTCTGTTTGGATTATATTTATCGAAAAGTTTGTTACTGTTTCTGGTGGTGCGGTCTTACCTATAATCTGATGTGTAGCGGTAGTAAATACAGAGCGACTTATAGAACTAACTGTCCTTGCCCTTACATTGTAAATAGCATCGTCTTCAACATTTATTAGTTCAAATCTACGTCCACTGGCTTTACCTAGATTGATAAAATTCGTATCTGTGCTTTTTTTCGCCTGTACTTCGAAATCTGTGGCGAATAAATCTGCGGTTGTGGCTTCTACTACCAAAACACTTATGGCTTCTTCATTTAAAACCCTAAGTTCATCGGTCACTGTTATTGCAGGTGCTTGAACATTAAATGGGTTTGGTAGGGTTGTATCTGGTATTTCTGGTGGTGCTAACTGTAGACCAAAAGCGTAAAAGCTATCTTGATGCTCTGAACATTGAATACTTACAGTATGGTCAGCATTTATTGATATTCTTTGCACTCTAAAGGGTTTTGCCGAAAAAGAAGGGGTTGCATGAGTAACGTTTACAATATCCCCAACCGCTAAATCTAATGCTGTTGCATCGGCTCTAAGAGATATATCTAAACTTGAGCGTGAACGCCTTAGAATTATTTCTGCCATTTCTTGTGCTTGGTGTGGGTTTGTTAACATGGTATAATCAAAACGACCTTCTAAAAGTAAGTCACCATCTTCTGCTTTCATCGTTGCGTGTTGGTCTGCGGAAGCTAAACCAGTTTCATCTACTGGTGGGAACTGCACTGTGTCAGTCTGAAAGTTTTTATCTGGGTTTACAAAAGTCACCACCACCCTGTTATATCGTGAGTTTTTGTTTTTACTTTGAACAGTAATACCGCCTATTATGTTATCTTCTGTAAGGGTAATTGAAGCTGTGCCTGTTGTTTCCACTAAGACGTTATACTTACCACCAGAAAAGTTTAGATAAGAGCGTGAACCTTTGACAAATTCTTTTACATTATTTATAGCTTTTCTGGACGTATCAACCACAATGTGACTGTCCATAAGGTCAATAGCACTTGCACCGCTAAAGGGGGTAATATCTGCATCACAAACATCTGTGGCGGTCTGCCAATCTGCAAAGTTACTATCAAAATAACTATTAGCTATACCCATCCCAAACCTTTCGTTTCTAAGATAGTCTAGCATTTGTAATATTGGATTGTCTGAATATGCCCAAGTAGAACTTGTATCTTTTCTATGGCTACCGCTACCGCCTGTAACTGTGCTATCTAAATTAGGGTTATAGACTTTACGACCTTTTATAGTTGCTTGCACTCTTGGTAATCCACCAAACTTGTCAGCGTTCCATTCAAATCTAAGGGCAAGATATGCTAACCCTCTAAGCCTGTGGTCTGTAGTCCATGATTGTAGTTCATCAAGTAAAGGTGATGCTGTTTGTGTATCTGTTCCTAAATGTGCTTCTACTGTTATTAAACTATTTGAATTTTCTGTGTCAAAAAAGTTACTATCGGCACTTGTTACAGTTCTTTGTGTGCCATCGGTCAGTGAGCCAGATAAAGTCACTGGATTATTATTTACAAAAAGTGTTTGAACGCTGTCTATTTCCCCTTCACTTAGAACAACTGCCATGTAAAGATATTGATTATCTGTTCCAGACGTTTCTACAAAAATAACGTTACCACCGACTTTTCTCGTTCCATAAACCACAGGAATACTTGAATTAGCCGTGAATTTATTAATTAATATTCCTCTTGCCTGTTGTTCCTCAAACTCCTCTGAAAATTCTGGAACTTCTGGCTGTGGCACTACCCAACTAATTACCTCGTCCACTACATCTACAACAACGTCAACTACACCAGTTACGACATCACCGACAAAATCGACTGTTTCGGTTATTACATCGCCTACAAAATCAAATACATCTTCTACAAAACCGCACATTTAAAACATTCTCCAATTACTACCCATATTTTCAAACCCTAATCTTTCAAAAACAGGGTCTTTGTGTATACCTGTGCTTATTGATAGTAACATTGGTAAACCTTCTGATACATTTTTGACTGAATCAATTATGACTTTCACTAAGTTATAGGTTCTATATTGCTTTCTGACGTACAAAACATGGATATTCATTAGTTTATCTTTGCTAAACCAATATTCTGACTTGTGAAACATACACAACCCCATAATTGTTTCTGAATCTAAATCTTTAGCAAAAATTATCTTTCCCTTTTCTAAAATAGTGTTGATGAATAGTGTAAGTTTTGGCTTGTCAACTTCTGGAAGTTTTTTATCAAATAACTCACTTTCTTTGAACTCCATAAGCATTTCGTAAATCATATCAAAATCTTTTTTTTCTGCTTGATATAAATGTACGCTACTCATTCTCTACCCCATTTGATGTCTACAAGATTTAGTGCGGAATATTCCATTCCCTTATCACCGCTAAAAAATCTTTTTTGTGAATTATCAGAAGTTGTTCGACCGCTTTTCTTTGAGAAGTTTCCCCAATGTGACGTAACATTGAAACTTAATGTAGCAGTGTTTGTATTATCTGTAATTTTAAATTCATCTATTGTGCCATAAAACAATAAAAAAGGGTCTGCTATTAGTGCTTGGTTTGCATCTAAAAACCCCCTGTAAATAAATACATCACTGTTAATAATATTTTCATTTAGTACAACTGAAATATAGGTTTGATCGACACCAGACAAAGAAACCACAAGACTGTTTTTAGAAGGGGTTGGCGTTTCACTTACAGCCGTTATTCCCCTAAAATGTCCGTTTGCTTGATATGTTTGTGATGTTCCAGAAACGCTTGAGGTAATATCAAAACTTGCGTTGGTAAGATATATTCGTGTTGCGAAATCTATTTCTATTAATAATATTGGGTCTATATTCCCTGTAGCTAGTTCTGTTTTGACCGCACTTGTTAAACCTCTAGCCATTTACAAACTCTCTATGACATCAAACTCATAGTTTAATAATAAGTTTCCATTCTTATCATTTTGCCCTGTTGCGAACTCTTGAACATCACTTCTAAGATGCACAGTAAAAGGTATTGAGTCATAGGTCACCGCACTATTATCTGCTAAAGCTTCTCTTAATGGTGGTTCTATAGTAACTGTTGACGCATTACTAGAACTGGTTACATCTTCAACAACCATATATACTTTGGCGTGTGCGAACTTAATAAAATCACCTGCTTTTAATCTACCTGCACCATCTGCACCGAAAGCATCAATAGATATTGTTGTATCCCCAACAGAGTGTGAACCATTGACTAACAAAGTAGCCGTTTCGTTTCCTTGTGCATTTAGATAGCTTGGGAAGGTTACTGTAAAAGATTCTTTTCGTGAACGCTGTTTCATAATAAACGCCATGAGTGGTGCAAAGTCTGCTCTAGTCATGGGAGGGTATG